GAGAACTTATCAACGATTTATCTTCTGGATATTGAATAAAATGCTTGATAAGTTCTCTAAACTCTTTATTTTCTTTTCTGAGTCTATCAATGGTTAGATTAAGTCTCTCATTTTCTCTTTGAGGGTCGTAATCATCATTACCTCCATGTCCTATTTCTGCTCCATTATACATGTTATCTCACTTTCTTAGTTATTATTGCGCATTTTATAATGGATACTACAACCATAAAAAGTAAAGCAGCAGGCATTATAGGTGTTTCTAATATAGTAGGTAAAAATAATGCTAAAAAACAAAGAATTAGAACAATTGAAATTGCTATAGATAAAAGAATATTCATTATAATCGTTCTTCCTTCTTACCAAAATACCACTGGTCGTATTCCGCTCTACACATATTATATATTTTCAACGGTTTTTTGATTAATAAATAAATTATATTCTGTAAAACATGAAAGATAATCAGCCAAATGAATAATTTTTGGTAATACCGTTTTTAATACCATATCCGGATTATACTGAATAAGATATTTTTTATTACCCTCATTGTATATTCCATCTGAGAGAAGTATACTAATAAATTCTTTCCAATTACAAGTTATACCATATTTTTGTAAAAGATAAATAGCTCTGTGAGTCACATCCATATAAGGTAAATTTGCATTAAATTTATAAACCTCTCCTTTTCTGGCTTTCCAATCTTCTGTTTGTGGGACGTATTGAGAACCCTCTTCTTTTGTACCCAACTTGCCTAAGTCGTGAAAAAGCGAACTGAACACCATTTCCTCGTCGGTCCAATCTACCTTTCCACCACCAAGTTCGAATAATTTTTTTTGTCCAAAAGAGTTTTTTATAACGTTCATAATGTGAATGTTATAACCTCCGGGAATCGCTAAATGAAAATGTTGTGTTCCAGATGCTGGTGCTGTTGCCATTTCCATTCCCAGTTCATCTTCCGAAAACATATGCAGAATTTTTTTCTTTCTATCCCCATCAAAAAAATCCCCCACAAATTTTATAATTTCTTGATAATTCGATTGAATCTCATTTTCTGTTAAATTGAATTTTATAATCATATATGATATACTATCACATTAAAATATGATGTCAACTTATAACAAACATTTCCTAACTTTTTCCTTACCATAATACTATTTATTGATATGGGAAGACACAAAAAATACAATACAGAAGAAGAAAAACGCCAAGCAAATAGAGATAAATACATGCGATATTATTGGCGAAATGCTAAAAAAATAAGAAAACAAAAACTCAAAGAATATTATGAAAATAAGAACACAATTTTACAGATTATGCCCAGTATGTAATTCAATAATCTATTATTCTTCTAAAAATATTAGAGATAAAGTATTGAAAACGAACCCATCATGCAGGTCGTGTATCAATAGGGTAACATCTACAGGAAGAAAACATACAGAAAAAACAAAGGAAAAGTTAAGAAATAGAAAATATTCATTGGAATCTAAACAAAAAATAAGTAAAGCGTTAAAAGGTATAAAACGGTCAGAATATACCAAAAGAAAAATAAGTGAAAAAGCTAAAACGAGAATGTCCGACCCTTTAAATAGAAAAAAAATATCGGATTCCCTGATAGGAGTGAACGCAGAAAAGAATCATCCTATGTATGGAAAAAAACACAGTGATGAAACAAAAAATAAAATGAAAAATTCTTGGAAAAATAGACCTGATATGTCAGTAGATATAAAAATAAAAATCAGTAATACAATGAAAAAAATAAAAGGTACTGAAGAAGAAAGGCAAAAACAAAGAGAAATAAGAGCTAAACAAATAATAGATATCGGTGGAGGACCTGCGTATAATCCAAAAGCTTGTGAATATTTCGACAAACTAAATAAAGAAAAAGGATGGAATCTACAACATGCAATGAATGGTGGCGAACATTGTTTTGTTGGACATTTTATAGACGCTTATGATAAAGATAAAAATATTGTGGTAGAATATGATGAACCACATCATTATAGAAAATCAAATGTATTGATACTAAAAGATGTAGAAAGACAAAAAAGAATAATAAATCATTTAGGATGCCAATTTTATAGATATAACGAAAAGAATAATTGTCTTTATAAATTATGCGGATAGTTGAGGTCCCGACCCTCAGACCACTAAGGTCCCAACCGATTTCGAATCGATGATGGCACGCCAGTCCATTTAACTATCCAACTTACCAGCTCTTTTTCTTTTGAGTGTAAATCTCCCAACAAACATTACAATTATTTACTGGTTCTGTTGCTCCTGAATAATTTTCATGAAGTTTACAATGGATTTGATGTTTATACTCAAGAGGTTCCATAGGAATATTCACCCAAACTTTTTCGGGTTTTTTCTCTTCATATATAATGGATTTTAACCATCGTAATACTCTTTCCATAAAATTGGCGGAAACGAGAGGATTCGAACCTCCGGGCCGGCTTTCGCCGACCTCATGATTTCCAATCATGCGCTTTAGTCCACTCAGCCATCTTACCAATTATACTATTCTAACTAACCTATCGGTTGTTTCATTATATCTCCAAAATTCATTTGGATGAATATAATTTATAATTTCATTTTGTCTAAATAAATCTCTTTTTATATGAAATGGTCTATTATGATATTTTTCATCATATTCCACAATAATCTTTTTATTTTTATCATAACCATCAATCCAATATCCCAAATATGAAATAAAATATTCTCCACCATTCATTGCGTGTTGAAGATTCCATCCATTTTCTTTATTAAGTTTGTCAAAATATTTACAGGCATTCGAACTATAACGTGGAAATAATTGATTTCCATTCAATCTATATTGTGATATTGCATTTATTGTAGAAACTCTTATTTTTCTTTTATGCTCGTCGGTGTGCGGAATACCTTTAATAGATTGACTTATTTTTTCTTTGTGTTCGCCTGAAAGTTCTATTCCATATAAAGGATGATTTTTACCTTTTTTTCCAAACATAGGATGATTTTTACCTAGTTTGGCGTTTCTCATTTTTATCTTTGATTCCTCAGAGTGTTTTATACCCAAATGTGGTTTATTGCCTTTTCTTAAAATACTAAATTTTTTTCTTGTTTCTTCTGTTGGGTGTTTATCTATTTTACTACAACTTTGGCATAACAAATTGTGTTTTATTGCAAAATTACAATCATATTTACGATTATAATTTTGTTCTTTCCCACATTTAGGACAATTTTTTGTATATTTCTTTTCCATTAAAATAAAATGGTGGAATTTTTATTTAACCTTGTCAGAATTTCGTCCTTCACCATAGTCACTACTTATGATTGTGACCTCCTATAAGGGTCTTCAGCGAAAAATTAATCGTTTACTTATTATCCCCAATTATGCTTAGTATTAAATATCTAAGCTATTTATTATTTAGGTATTCCACCATCACATATAAATATACATCATAAATTTGATGTGGCAATTTTTATTTGATATTAATTCGGTAAAGTATATTGAAATCCCATTACTTTAGTTGGATTAGTATCAGGGATATTAAGTGTATCAGATGGTTCTCCCTGACCTTTACCATTGTTAGCAAATACTCTAAATTGATATTGTACACCTCTTACAATCCCTTTAATTAGGGCTGTATTTGTTGTTCCAGGTATAGTAACAGCAGTCATCCAAGTTGTGGATGGAGCCTTAATATATTGAATCGTATATGAACTAACCATTTCGGTTGAGGGGTTACTAGTCCACGAAAACAAAACATCATCGGCAAGAGCAGGAACGATTAAAGTTCCACATAAAGTTAAAACTAAAAATAATTTTTTCATACGTTTATAAATAGGTTATTGAATACTGAGAACACGAAAATCTTGAACTTTGCTGGGACGGGTTAAAACTGGAAGATTGGTAAAAGTGTATTGAATTTCATTAGCAAAAACACTCTCCTGTCCATTAATATCATATGCGGTAACATTAAAGAAATACGTAATCCCAACATTGAGATTGCTTACCGTTGTTGTAACAACATTTCCTACATCAACGATGTTAGTATATTTGCCAAAAATATTAGTCCCAACACTCAATACTACGCCAGGACAGGGGGGATAATTGGTGTCATATACCGTGGGAGTCCAACCAGTAGGCACTGGGCCAGAACCATAATATAACCTGTATCCAGCAACAATACCGTTAGTATCAGGACTTGGACACCACGCCAAAGTTACTGTGTTCGTTCCAGCATTTTCATACATCGTAGAAAATAACAGAACAAATAAACATAACATTTTTTTCATAATATATTGTTATTCGTTTTTATTAGCATCCATTAAAATTCTATTTTTTGGGTTGTATAAAAAAGTTATTCCGAATAATTCGCACCTTTTTTTAATAGCATTAGCACTAACACCAAATTTTTTTCCTATAACCGATAAATTTTTACCCTCTATGAACATCATTTTTTTTAATTCATCTTTAGAAATATCAAATTTTCTTATGGATTTTCTTGAACACCCACGGCACAAATCAGAATGTCCTTTTGTTTCACAGTTACATTCTTTGCAATAATATTTTTTGTTTATTTTATTGTTTTTACCAGAATATGTTTCCGTTTGACTATGACAATTGGGACATATCCATCTTAAATTTTCAATTCTATGGTCGTCGTGAATTCCGTTTATATGATCTATATGTAAAACAAGTTCTTTATTCATATGCGTTCCCGTATTATTACATATATTACATTTATATTCTAACAAATTATTATTCAATATAATTCTTCTAACAGTATTTCTATTATAAGAAGAATTTTCTACGAATACATCTGAAAAATTAATTGTGGTATGAGATTTTCCTAATTTATTTATGTGTTCTTTTTTACCTCGTATAAAATTTTCATTGAATTTTAATAAATCAATATTATCCTCATGAGTTTTCTTATCTAATAATTTGTAGTTATAAGAAAAAGGTCGAAGACCAATAGATTTTAATATTTGTTTTTTTGACGAACATTTATCAAATAATTCTTGGAACTCTCTTTTATCAATTTTTAATATTACACTTTTCATATCGAACCTTCATTTAATAATAAATATAGGTTCGACCAACCAAAACACAATATTTCTTAAATTGGCTGCTGATTTCTGATTTGAACAGAAAATTGAAATGTCAGAGATTCCTGTGTTACCAATTACACCAATCAGCATTACTTCAATAACTAAATTATTATTACTTAAACTTTGGTGCTACAACCGATGGTCTTGGGCATTTAACTACTTTGACCACGGTTAATCTTGTTCCTGCTGGCAAAGTTACATAAGGTTTCAACGCTCTAACAATACCATCATCTGCTGCTGTTATAAATTGTTTAGCAACAACATTATTGGTAACTTGTCCAATTACATATTGTCCATAAGCATTATCATAAATAACAACTACAGAATCAACTGCTAATTGAATCCATTGATTTTTTAGTTGTGGAGCAACATCATTCAATGCGTTTTCAAATGTTGTAGGGTCTAAATCCGTTCCCAATACAAATTTCTTCAACGTAACATCAGTCAACACAAAATATTTAACATTATTTGTATTTTGCTGGATAGCATAAGTAGTTCCAACATATGCACCCTGTTCTATTCCTGCTGCGGCAAGATTAATCGTTGATTGATTTTTACAGCCTGATGTAATAAACATCAAACCACCTAATCCTAACACCGATAATAACACAGATACTTTATTCATATTTTTTTCCTTTATTCTAATTTTTCTTTAACCGAAATGGTGGAGAACATGGGCTTTACACCCACTCTTCCAAGCTTTTATGGGCTTGGCGTGCTATTTAAATATCACCAATTCCCCAGATAACCCCTCTCACAAGAGGGGGGCTATATCTCCCTCACAAATGAGGAAGCAAACACTAGATGCGGGATTTACGGTTGTCTCCGAAGCTCTTTTTACAACTTACTCATGTTGAGCGTTTTTAACGTAGCCACCGCTACGACCTGGTTTTGCCAGGATTTATTCCCATTTTGGGTTTGTTTCATTTAGCAATAATTTAATTGCAGTTCCACACCTAAATCTCTGGAGAATACGGGATTCGAACCCGTCACCTTCTGATTGCGGATCAGACGCTCTACCAAATGAGCTAATTCCCCGAGCACGCCCGCT